CAGGCATCGGCAAATTCCGGACATGTCCAATGACTTATTAACTTTTCATATAATTGAATAGGTATAAGATCAGTGGCAGATTTAAGATCATAAGAAGCAATAAATGTATATGACCGTTTACTAAATTCTTCAACTTTTCCAAGTTGATCAAATGTAGCATCACACGGATGTGATGATAACAATTTGAAAATTGAATTATGTAAAGGAAGTAACATCCATTGGGTCCAATAATCAGAAATTGCGAAGACTCTCACCTTTCCAGCTGCTTCTAACTTAGTAGAGACCTTACCAACTCTTAACCGAGGAACTATGTGTTTAACTACATAATCCAAAGTTAAAGGTTTATCCTTATCAGGACTTGGACCATCATAATCTATTTTAGAAATAGATAAGTTGGCATAAGCTTCATAAGGTACCTTACCTGAAGAAATTTCTTTAATCAGGCGAGAGGCAGTCTCTTGTAGAAGAGGAAATACTGTTTTAAAGTTTTCCGAGTTTAATCCCGGATGTTCTTTAGAAAGATGGCTTTCCATAGCTCGATGAAGGTCCCAAAGAGGAACTTTACGTCCAACTAGAATAGCTAACGCATCCCATGCAGCCCCTAAAAACGAAATTTTCGCATTAGGACCTGCTGTTAATGGCATTGGTATCTCTTCGCTATCTGCAAATAAGGTTGGTTTAATACCAAAAGGATTAAAACGATTCCAAAATAAACCCACTTTTTTATCTACTTCTATCCAATCTTCAAATAATTGAAGAGGAAAAGGTAAATACTTTTCTAATTTAGGTGTAAGAACACTTAAATCTTTGGCGGAATTTATAAAAGGCCGTTTAAATCTAGGAGCTTCGATACTAGAAAAATCAGGATCTTTATAGATCCCAGAGAAACCCTTATATGCACTTAAAAGTGTATTAAGGACTCTAATTTTGTTAGTATCTCCATTTCGTATAAAACTTCTGAAATAAGAAGGTAAATGCGCAGGAAGTCCATTAACTAGTTTAACTCTTTGACCCAACCCTTGGGTTGTCGTCATAGGAGTACCAGCAATGTACTGAAGAACAACAATAGAATCAATTTTTAAAGTTAAAATAACTTGATTGATTCCACGAGTTGTAAATCGTTTATTTAAAGACTTACTTAATCTCCATATATTCTTCATCCCGAATCGGGATAAAGGTAATCCAAGCCAAGACATTATATC